CATCTGGATGCTGACGACTAGGATTGGCTCGTCTACCATCGTGTCGGCTAACAGCGAATCTCAGTTGCGGTCTATCACATGGGCCGAGATTATCAAGTGGCTGGCTATGTCTATTAACAGCCACTGGTTTGAAGTCAGCGCCACACGTTTGATTCCGGCTAAGTGGCTGACCGAGCTAGTCGAGCGCGACCTAAAGAAAGGCACACGGTATTGGGGTGTAGAGGGGCGGCTGTGGTCAAGCGAAAACCCCGACGCTTACGCTGGGCTGCACAACTACGACGGCGTGTTGGTGATTTTTGACGAGGCCAGCGGTATCGACGACGCTATCTGGGCGGTGACGGCAGGGTTCTTTACTGAGAACACGCCTAACCGCTTCTGGTGCGCGTTTTCCAATCCACGGCGCAACACTGGGTATTTCTACGAAACGTTTAACTCCAAACGTGAGTTCTGGAAAACAACGGTCGTGGACGCTAGGACAGTCGAGGGGACGGACAAGCAGGTCTATCAGCAGATCATTGACGAGTATGGGCCGGACTCTAGCCAAGCGCATGTTGAGGTGTACGGTCAGTTTCCTAACGCTGGCGATGACCAGTTCATTAGCGCGTCAACCGTAGACGACGCTATGAAGCGGGAAAAGTATCAAGACCAGTCAGCGCCTATTGTCATCGGGGTTGACCCAGCGCGGTTCGGGGCAGACGCGACGGTGATCGCCATTCGGCAGGGGCGTGACATTGTGAAGATTTACCGGCATCGGGGCGACGACACTATGACAGTGGTTGGGTACGTCATTGAAGCTATTGAAGAATTCAAACCGGCGCTAGTGGTGATCGACGAGGGTGGGCTAGGCGCGGGTATTGTGGACAGGCTCAAAGAGCAGCGATACAAGGTCAAGGGGATAAACTTTGGCAACAAAGCAAAGAACCCTATAATGTACGGAAATATGAGGGCGCAGATGTGGGGTGATATGCGGGATTGGCTGAAGACGGCCAGTATTCCGAATGATCGGTTTCTCAAGACTGACCTTATTTCGCCCATGATGAAGCCAGACTCTAGGGGCACTATCTTCTTGGAGTCCAAGAAAGATATGAAGTCTAGGGGATTGGCCTCACCAGACGCAGCAGATGCAATTTGTGTGACCTTTGCGTTTCCAGTAGCGCATAGAGAGGCGCATGGACAGACTAAAATGGTCAGGTCGTATGATCGAGCAAGTGTTTCAACAGGATGGATGGGGTCTTAAATGCCACTCGTTAAGTCGCCAAGCAAAGAAGCCTTTCGCAAAAATGTATCTGCCGAAGTGCGGGCGGGTAAAAAGCCTGCCCAAGCCGTTGCAATTGCGTATTCCGTTAAACGTGCAGCCGCACCAAAGAAAAAATGAACTTAAAACCCCTGAGCGACTGCATTTTGATTAAACAAGCCGTTGAGAAACAAGGCTTGATTGTTTTGGTTCAGACTAAGCTGGCGCAAGGCCATATTGTCGCCATTGGCCCAAAGGCTGAAGACTTGAAACTAGGCGACTTTGTGTTGTTTGGCGAGCATTCAGGTCAAAAGGTCAAACATGA